ATAGTGCTTTGTACTTATCTTGTTACAGGTGAATACCTATGGCAAACGAAACAAATAACGAAACAGCAACCAACGAGACCACTGAGGGCAACCTTACTGCTATCTTGGACACTGTAGAAGAATCTGGAATACTAGATACTTTGATGGACGAACCATTACTTATGGCATTAGCTGCTGTAGTATTAGGTATGGGCGGTTATATCGCTTATACTGTACCAGCTGTTAAAATGTTAGTCTTTAAATACTTAAAGAACAACGAAGCTGAGTTAATGGGTATACTAGATAAGAATCTAACTAAAGTACAGATGAAAGCCTTCGAAAAGATGGACGAAACTGCACAGAAACACGTTAAAGACTCATTAGTCAAGAATGTATTAATTACAGCTTGGGATGAAAAAGACGATGAACTTGCAGCATTAGTTAAATCTAAAGTTAAGGCAGCACTCGACGAATCCAAGTAATGGACGTTGAGGGATACGAGCAGAGACTTAGGCAGAGGGTAGGAGAAGGAGAATATGAACGTCATAAAGAACTTGTCCTCCTTCTGGCTCGCAATCTCGCGCTTGAAGACGTGCTTTGGGAAGAAATTACTTTACATATTCGGGACATTAACCTACGAACAGAGTTACTGCGACAAAGAAACGCTATTGTCAAGGATATTCATACTGAGTTCAGGGCTCTTAATATTGAAGTACCTACTGTAACAGAAACAAAATCAGAGGATTTTGCTTCACTTTTAGGAGAATTAGCCAATGAAGGCGATAGTGAACGAGACGAAAAAGTTTAATGCTGCAATATCAGGTGCTGGAGCACATGATTCAAGAGCATTAGAGGATATTTTCGAAAAATGTAGACATGATGAGCGTAAAATGACGACTTTAGTTCGTGCATTTTGTCAAGCTTATCTTGTAGACAACCAAAACAGACCATTAAAGTTGCGACCTATGCAAGAACGTATAGTTGTAACATCATTAACATACCCAGAAAGTGGTAAACAGCGTAAAATGGCTATCTTGGCTCCACGAGGCTCTGGTAAATCGTACGCCCTCTCTGTTTCTGCTACTGTTTATATGTTCTTTAAGAGATTTAGAGATTTAGTATTTATCTTGGCTCCATCTGAGGACCAAGCTTCACTTATATTTAATTATGTATATAGGCACTTTGCTGACAATGCATTCTTATCAGGCTTAGTTAAGAATTACAGATTCCATAACAAGCCTAACATAACACTTAAAGGGGGCACAGTTTTGCGTAGAGCTCCGGTAGCTGCATCTAACCAAGGGCAAGCTATACGTGGCCAGCACCCTACCTTCTTAATTGTGGACGAGAGTCCACTTATCAGTGATAAACTGTTCATTGACAATGTAGAGCCCTGTATTGTGGCAAATAAGGCACCTTTTATTAACTTAGGTACCCCGAAAAGTAAAGAAAACCATATGTGGCGCTATTTGTATGATGACGCTTATGCAGACACATATACTAGATTAGTGTACACGTGGAGAGATGCTGTAAAGGCTGGTAGAGCCTATACGCCACCATATACAGAAACAGAAATGCTTGACAAGATGATGGAATGGGGTGAAGATTCAATATATTGGAGAACAGAATATGAGTGCGAGTTCGTCGAGTCGGTCTCAAACATCTTCAATCCAGAAGCTATCAAAGCATGTAGACAAAGAGGAACCTTTTTCGCAGAGCGAGGAAAGGTTTATCCGAATTGTACTGTGGCCGTGGATATTGGTAAATCCGTTAATAGCACTGTTATTAGTGTTTGGGCCGTCGAGAAAGCAGCAGATGGAAATATTGCACGTCTTATATCATTGGAAGAAATCAATCCAAGAACAGGCGGACATGACATTCCTTACCAACGTCAACGTATCGTTGACACTGCTAGAGACTTTGGGGCTGAGCGTATTATTATTGACGCTACTGGTATTGGTGGTGCGATTGAGCAAGACATAAGGAAGGCCTGTTATGAAGATGGAAGACATTTTATACCTTTCGTTTTTACAGGAGGGCCAAAGGGTAGTAAAACCCAAGCTTACAGAGATTATGTGTCTTATATACAACAAGGCATAGTAAAAATACCACATCCTAAAGATTTAGAACCTAATGAAGCAAAATTAGTAAATAAATGGATAAGAGAACATTGTGAATTAGAATATGTGATGGATGCAGCGCAAAAAACAGAACGAATTGCTGCACCAGATGGTAAACATGATGATTATTGTGACAGTTCGGTTATGGGTATACATGCCTGTTTATCTATGTCACCAGCAAGTGCAACTTTTGCTAGTGCCAATCTAAGTGGTAATAGTGGAAGACGCACCATAAAAAATGACACACCTTCTATTTTTAGGACCGGAAAGTCTAGAAATGCACTAAATAAACGTGCGCCCGGAGGATTATGAGCGAAAGCTTTATATACTCTGTTTATATAATAGGAACTGATAGCTATGGCTCTACGTGATTATTTGCCTTGGAATAGGCGTAAATTTGCGTCGGTGGGGTCTAACCCGCCATTTGCAGCAAATGAACCCCGAGACTTCGGAGCGGGCGTTATAAAACGCATTCAACTCCAGAAGAACGGAGGACCGTTTGGCTCTGCATACGAAAAGCAAATAGGAGACGCAAGAACGTACATGAATGTGTACCTAGCTGACCCTATTGTTAAGACGCTTATCGACTTACCGTGTTTATATGCGGCCAAGGATGGTTACGATATAGTAACCGATAATGACGAAGAACGCCAAGTTATCACTAAATTATTTGATGAAATAAATATTGAGCAACTATTATATGGTTGGTTAAGAAATGGACGTATTTTTGGAACATCATATTTAGAATGGACTGGAGATAACTTAATTTTGAGGTCTTCTATTAATATGAATGTACAAAGAGCAGAAAATGGTCAAATAATGCATTATTACCAAGATTTAGGTAACGACAAGAATTCCGTGAGGTTTGAAGAAAATGAAATTATCGAATATAAAAATAACACCTTCGATGATTTCGCTTATGGTCTTTCTGACATCCATCCAATTCTTTATTTGGTTGACCTTAAAGATTATGCAGAACGGGATATCGGTGCTGCTCTCAACAAATACGCTAATAGTCGGTTTGATATTAGCTGCGGACTTCCCGATATGCCTTATAATGCTGACAAAATTAATGAGGTGGTGGATGCCTTCAACGGATTAGAACCCGGTGAAGATATTATACATGGTAATGATATTTCAGTTAAAGAACTACAAGGGACACAGCGAGCCTTTGAATATGGTAAGTACACAGACGATATATTAAAAAAGATACATATAGCTTTAAAGGTACCAGTTACAATGTGGGAAAAACCAGAACAGGCAAGACCTATATTCGAACCATATGTTAAACATTTACAATCAGCAATTGAATCTGCAATTAATTCTCAATTAATGCCACAGCTAGAAAGTGGTGAAGCAAGATTTAAGTTTAGACAAATCAACGTTGACGATGCATTTGTCAAAGCAAAGACTGATATGGTATATCTTTCAGAGGGTGTTCTGTCACCCGGTGAAGTAAGAATGGAACGTGGTTTAAATCCAGATGGAGTAGCAGAGATGCAGGAAACAGCAGAGAATGTAAATCTATCTGGAGGAAAAGACCAAGATAAAACAGAAGAGTCTGAAAGGACTGAAAACAGAGATGGTAACAAACCATCTGCAAATACAACGGGGGATAGAAAAGATGAGTAAAGATTATGCCTATGAGCATTGTTTACTAGAAACAGCGCCACGACTAAAAAAGCGTGGCCACGAGAACTACCAAGAACTAGCATCTAACTTATGTAGGATGAGAGTTGACACAATGCCAGATGAAGAAGCTGGCCGACAATTTGCAAGTAACGCAAACCTATCAGACCATTTGTTAGATGGTACTAGACGGTCCTTTGCAATGGAAGTGTTTGGAGATGTAGCTCTTGTTGACGATTATCACGAATTTCCGGTCATTGCAATAACATCAGGACCCCATGATGAAGAAGGTGACCAAAAGGTTTATATAGAACCTAGTATCCTAAAGGATAATATTGACTCTTTCAATGAGCTCCCAGTTTACTTTAACCATCAACGTACACCCGACGATTTGTTGGGCATGGCTATCAACCCCGAATACGTAGAATTAGAAGATGGTTTACAAGCTGTAAAGCTTATGGCACGCATCCACAAGGATGCTATGAAAGCAAATGAAGTGTTGGAAAAAATAGAAAATGGCGACATGACCCATGTCTCTATCGACTGGCTTTCCAAAGATGTAGATGTCTTAGGAGAACCATTTGCAACAGACATACGTCCTGTCGAGGTAAGTTTCATTGATAATGAGACTCGTACCCCTGTGTGCGACGCATGTACAATAGAAACGAAATGTGAAAAGAATGAAGGTGAGTCTTGCTCCTGTGGAGGAGACGAAAAGCAAACTTGTACCTGTGAACACGGGACAACCAGCGAGGAAACTATGACAGAAGAAATAGTAGAAAATAAATCAGAGAGCAATCCTATAGTAGAGCGTGAATTCGCAGCTATGAAGGACCAACTCGTAGAGATGAAATCTATCCACGCAGAGTTAACTTCAACGCATGAAGAGGCTCTCGCAACAATCGCTAAGTTTGAGGAAGCTGAAGAAGCTAGAAAAGTAGAGGCTGCAAAAGCTCGCGTTTCTGGATTCGTTGATGCAATTATCAACAAAGAAGCAATCCTCGGCTCAGTGAGTGACGAGACCCGCGAAGAGCGAGTGAAGGAACTTAATGCATGGGATGAGATTAAGCTAGAAGGATTCAGCATCGCTATGGATAGCATGCCTGTCCCAGAAGAGACCGAAAGGACTTTTGGAAAAGGTAAATCCGTAGAAGCTGAAGCAAAACCAGAGGAAGCAGAAGCACCAGAAACAAAGCGAATGTTCGCTATGAAAGATGGTTCTATTGTATTCAATGGTTTAGAAGAAGAAAATAAGGAAGAATAAATATGGCAGAAACAAAAACAGTATTAATTAATGATGGTGGCTCCCCAGCTAGAATCATGAATTTTACGGCAGCAGCAGCTATTTCAGCAGGAGAGGTATTAGATATCGACTCCAACGCAAAAGTAGCACTAGCAACCGATGGTACTTTACCAATTGCCGGAGTAGCATTAGTAGATGCTGCATCTGGAGATTTATGTTCAGTTATAACCGGAAGCGGATACATCGCAAATTTGATTTGTGAAACAGTCGCAGCTGGAGATAACTTGATGGTAGATACTAGCGGAACAGCAGGAGCTTTGGATACAGCCGGAAGCAACGACACAGACCGTGTTGTAGCAATGGCTTTAGAAGCACAAACCGCAAGTGGAGGAACACTAACAAAGTGTTTAGTCCTCTAAGGAAATATAAAATATGGTAACAGCACAAGAAGGTCTAGCAACTTCAGCACTTTCAGGTGTAGCAAACCGTGTACTAGTTGATTACAAAGATGCATTAACTGACTACAGAGTCACTGATATGCC